ATATCGGTAGTCTGTGCTCCGACTAATGAACCTTGAAGCCCTTTAAGAGTGGTATCAGCTCCAACATCTGTAACTTGAGCATCTACTAGAGAACCTTGTTTACCTTTCAGAGTGGTATCCGCAGCTACGTCTGTAACTTGAGCGTCTACAAGTGATCCTTGTTTTCCTTTTAAGGTCGTGTCGGCAGCCACATCTGTGGTCTGTGCTCCGACTAACGAACCTTGCAGTCCTTTAAGGGTGGTATCGGCTGCGACATCTGTAACTTGGGCGTCTACAAGATCTTCCTGAGCCCCCTTGAGTGACGTATCAGCAGCTACATCTGTCGTCTGTGCGGTGACTAATGAACCTTGCAGTCCTTTAAGGGTAGTATCGGCTGCTACATCGGTAGCTTGAGCATCTACTAGAGAACCCTGTTTTCCCTTAAGAGTCGTATCAGCTCCAACATCTGTTGCCTGTGCATCTACTAGAGAACCTTGCTTACCTTTCAGGGTAGTATCGGCGACCACATCTGTAACTTGAGCGTCTACAAGTGATCCTTGTTTTCCCTTAAGTGTTACGTCTGCGGCCACATCTGTTACCTGCGCATCTACTAACGACCCTTGTTTACCTTTGAGGGTTGAGTCGGCACCGAGGTTCGACGCTTGTGCTCCAAGGACGCCTTGTTGAGAGACTTCGGTAGCGGCCTGCGCCCCTACTAGACCTGTCTCAGCGTCTGTCTTTAGCTCTTGAGCGTCAACGAGTGCTCCTTGTTTACCCTTCAGAGTAGTATCAGCCGCTACGTCTGTAACTTGTGCATCTACTAGAGAACCCTGTTTACCTTTTAAGGTCGTATCAGCAGCCACGTCGGTAGTCTGCGCTCCGAGTAGTGTTCCTTGAATACCTTTAAGAGTAGTATCGGCAGCTACATCTGTGGTTTGAGCTCCTACAAGGTCTTCCTGCGCTCCTTTAAGGGAGGTATCAGCAGCTACATCTGTGGTTTGAGCCGTTACTAATGAACCTTGTATTCCTTTGAGGGTTGTGTCTGCGGCAACATCTGTTGCCTGAGCGTCCACAAGTGAACCCTGCTTGCCTTTGAGCGTAGTATCAGCAGCTACGTCGGTAGTCTGTGCTCCAAGTAGTGTTCCTTGAATCCCTTTAAGAGTAGTATCAGCTCCAACATCTGTCGCTTGTGCGTCTACTAAACTTCCTTGTTTACCTTTGAGTACGGTATCAGCAGCTACGTCGAGGGCTTGGGTATCAACGAGTGAACCCTGTTTCCCTACAAGTGTGGTATCGGCGACCAGCTTCAGAGCACTCTTTAGCTCTGTGGCTGCTTGGTTATCAAGGAGTGTACCTTGCTTACCTTTTAAGGTCGTATCGGCTCCTAGATCGGTAGCCCTCGCCAGCTCCGTAAGAGCTTGATTAACAACCAAAGCCTCTTGGTCGTTAATCAGTGATGTTTCAGCAACTAACTTGAGTGCGTTCTTTAACTCTGTCGCAGCTTGATTATCTAGTAACGTCCCCTGCTTGCCCTTAATGGTTGTATCAGCAACAAGGTCTAAAGCTCTTTTAAGTTCTGTAGCAGCTTGGTTGTCTACAAGACTTCCTTGCTTGCCTTTGAGTGAGGTATCTGCAACCAGATCCAACGCTCTCTTTAGCTCTGTGGCCGCTTGGTTGTCTAAAAGTGTACCTTGCTTCCCCTTGATCGTCGTATCCGCACCGAGGTCTGTAGCTCGCGCTACCTCTGTAAGAGCTTGTTTAACGACGAGAGCTTCTTGATCCCCGATGAGGGATGTCTCAGCAATGATCTTTAACGCATTCTGAACTTCTGTCAGAGCTTGTTTGTCGATGAAGGAACCCTGCTTACCCTTCAGCGTGGTCTCCGCTATGAGGTCTAAAGCTTTCTTGAGTTCGGTAGCCGCTTGGTTGGTAACAAGGGTGTCTTGGGTCTGTAGGAGATCTACTTCCTCTTGTACCTTTGCTACCTGTTCGGCTTCGGTAAGAATTTGCTTTTGAAGAAGTGCTTCTTGTGCGTCAATCAGCTCAGCTTCGCGAGTACGTTTAGTAGTCTCTTGGACTTCTGTTAAAGCTTGCTGGGTAACAAGTGCCTCTTGGTCGGCTATGAGATCTGTCTCAGCTTTGGTCTTGGCGATGTTAGCTAGCTCGCCTCCTAGACGGAGGGTACCGATCTTCTCTTCGACATTCCCTTGGAGGAACATCACCTCGTCCATCCCTAGACTTCTAAGTTCCGCTGGGAACGCATTAAAGTCTAGGACTCCATTGGAGTTACGGACGTGGGCTTGTTGAAGGATTGCTAGGCTTACTAGCTCTTCATTGTAACTAAATTTTTGTAGCTCTTCTGAGCCGATTAGACGTGTTTGTGCAATACGTGATGCACGGATAGTGATGTATCGACGCGCCTCTTCTGGGATGTCTGCTCCCCAGTCCATTCCTGTGTTGCTAGGATAGATGACTACGTTAGCTGTGGTGTCGTAGTTACCTCCTGATTGCTGATTGAACCACCACCCTTTGGATTGGATGTCGGTACTAACTTCCTCGATTGTATTTAACGCCAACGACACCTGTTGAGGAAGAGCACCCCCAGTAAGACTGTTTACTGGCGACTCACCTAAGTTGGCGAGAACGATATTTACTGACTCAAGGAGAGTCGTAGAGCTGGTGGTCGTAGGCATGATTGTATCTTTTTAAATTGTGGGGATATAAAAAGAGACCCCAAGGAATTACCAAGGGGTCTCTGTGTATTAAACCTTAACTACTACGCAGGGAGAACCTTAACGGAGCATTCTGGTCTCAAAACGCCGTGGCCCATAGCATACTTAGCTACGAACAGTGTACCTTGACGCTGGATCTGGTACTCAGACTCAGTAGCAAGATCGAGCAACTTAACAGTACCGATAGCTTCACGAGTACCTGCAAGGAAGCCCTTAGCAGCACCGTTCTCAAGAGCGGAGAAGTCGCCGTTGTAACCTGAACCTGCACTACCGAACACATCATTGCTCGAAGAACCGTCACCAGTAGCCACTGCGCTGTCGTCACCGAGACCGATGATCGAATCGAGGTGGTTACTCTTGAAGAGGCTGATGCCTGCGACCTGAGCAATACGACCTGTAGCAACATTACCTACACCACCGTTGTCACGATTGATCGCAACGTTATCGGAGGTAAGAAGTGTGTAGTACTGGCTAGGAGTCAGGATAGCAAAGCGACCTTCGTCCGATGCGTCCTTCTCATCCAACGAGCGAGCTACAGCATACAGGGAGTCGATAAGACCCGCAGCAGTTGTAGTGGTCGCACCTGCAACCGTAGTACCACCGTTACCACCGACAGGAGACGTACCACCCGCAGCAGCGAACAGGGTCTTCATGGTAGCAATGTCGAAGCGTTTCGCTAGGGCTTTACCAAGCTCTCGCGCATAGATGCTACGAACATCATAGTGGTTCTTCAGCTCGTCGATGTTCGCAATGAACGTAGAAGCAATCAGGACGTCGTCAATGTTGATGGTACGCTCTGCGTGCTTGATGGACGAGAGGTAGTTGTTGGAGCTATCCACGATGTCATCACCGACAGTGTGGTACTTAGCATCCGCGATACCTGTTACTGGGAACTGTGCAGTCTTGCCACTCTGGATCGTACGAACCATGTGCAAGTCTTTCATGATATTCGCTTCCTCGAAGGTCGTCAGGATTTCACCCGAGAAGACTTTAAGGAAGAGAGCATTAGCATCGCCTGCTCCGTTTACTTGTCCCAAACGGGACGGACTTGTATTAGACATTATATTATCTTTTCTTTGAGTTTACTTTAAGCGCAGTCGATTGACTACAGTGGGGTTCCTCGTCACTTGTTTTACGCTTAGGTTATCCACCTCGGTGGGCCTCATTGTTACTTCTTGTTTTTTGGAACGAAAGGGTTTCATGTTGGGTTTAAAAGATGGAGGACACAGCCATACGTTTCTCGACCTGCTCACGATAGGCAGGGTCGTTACCATAACGAGGATCTCGCATAGCTTCTGTGACTTGAGCAGTGGAACCAAAAGGCTTCACACCACCGTCTCCTGATGTAGATCCATGTACGAGAGCTGGGCCAGTACCACCTGCTGCGATGAACTGAGCGTAGAGACCTTTGACAGTAACACGAGCTTGCTCAACCGAGGAGCCTTCTACGATGGAGTTAAAGGCGTCCAGATCAGCTTCTGTGAGATTATCTGTAGCCCACTCGGACATAGCTTCATAGTTACCAGCACCGCCGATAGACTCTTGGATGGTAGCTGCCTGCTGAACAGACATAGCTTGTTGACCGTTGATGTACTGCTCTACGAACGACCGAGGGAGACCTGCTTCTTCTAGGGCGTCGAAGGTCTGGTCAGACAGCTCTCCTGACTCAGCGAACTCACTACGAGCACTCTCGATGGCGTTGGAAGTAACCTCAGCACCCGCTGGTTCCTCTACGGCTTTCTTCGCAGGTGCCTTTTTAGGTGAGGACATCTTCTTCTGAAGTTCCGAGTAAGCCTTAGCCATCTCCTCGGGACTCTCGAACTTCTCGTCTAACCACTCAGGACGGTCTGGCTCTTCTTCCTTGAGCTGTTCCTCGATAGTCTCTTTGCCTTCCTTAGGGTCAGCTTCGAGTGTTTGGTTACGTTGGTTCGCTGCTTCTTCTTGCATAGAAGCTTGTTTCTCAAGGGAGATGTTCTCTTCTTGGTCTACTTCGTTGATCTGTACTTGGTGTAAATCAGCCATATTTTATTCCTCTACGGGAGCTTCCTGTTCTTGTTGTACTTTCGCTTGATCGGACAGTGCCTTGATACCACTAGGGCCTAGCTTCTCCGCCATTTGCATTTGTTGAGCTTGTTGTTGTTCTTGAGCCATCTGCTCGTCGGTCTTGACCAATCCATCAGTCTTGATACCGAGAGAGGTCGCTCGTCGTTTAAAGTATTCACCGACGTTGACGTACTGCGCTACAGCTTCAGGGCCGACCACTTGGGCAGCACCTGCTAGGAACATATCTAACTTCTGTAGATCGTGTCCTCGACCGAGTGCTTCCACACCTGTGATGATGACGGGGTTGATGATGTCCTTAGGAAGCTTAGGTAGCTTCTTCTTCTTACGCATCACCTCCATCAAACGGTTCACTAAGGGCATCTGAAGTTCCACCGATAGTAGGGAGTAGAGACCACCGATAGCGACCTCCAGCTCTTGTCCTAACATACGGATCTCTTCTGCTGTTACCCGCTCTGCTTGACGGACAACACCCGAGGTAAGTAGGAACGCATGACCTAGCCGCTCTTCGATCTTAGCGATGCTCTCTTGAACAACTCGGAAGTCATTGAACTTCTCCAGCTGTAGTACTGAGACATCCGCTGCGTTACCTTGTGCAATCGCTCCGTTGGGTGCTTCTGCTAGGGTCTTAGCTCGTGTCGTGCCGTTCGGGTTGACGAGAAACAAGACCTTAGCTGCTGCTGCCGATCCTTCGACCAGTGCTTTCGAGAGGGACTCAAGGGACTGTAGGTCACCAAGATACTCTTCCACGTACCCACGTCCATAGTCCTCACCGTCGATACGGGAGAACCGAAGAGGGATGAATGGGTTCTTATCTAGTGGGTAGGTGCCTTCACTGTCAGGGATCGGGTTGCCGTTGATCTCCTGCCATACACGCCAGCCGTTCTCTTTACGACATACAGCTGTGTACAGGTTCACCTCGTTGTCTGCTCCTGCACCACCTTCAGCACCAGCAATCTCCCGCATCTCTGGAGACAGGGACATATAGGATAGCTGCTCTTTGGTGCAGATGTAGAGAATCTTACCCATGGGGTCACGCTCCACACAGTACCGATCGAGGTGGAACACCCTCATACCACCGTCTTCAGGGAGGTAGATGAGGGAGTTCCCTGTGATGATGAGATGCTTCAGGGCTTCGTGGAGAGCAGTACGATACGTCTCTCTACTAATCTCGTCCATCACAGATTCTTCGACTTGCTGGAGAGCTTTCTCGATCTCCGTAACAAGCTCAGGGGGTGCTCCTTCTTGCTCCAATCCATGCTTGTCTACGTTGAGACGAAAGAACGGAGCGTTGGGTGGAAGGAGAGCCAGTAGTAGTTTGGATGCTAAATTGTTTACGCCTCGTGCGCCTATTCCTTGGAAGGGTGTATCTAAGCGACTGTGCGCCCCGAAGCCTTCCTCGGTCATAATGTAGGGAAGCGTGAGCTTGGAGCACTGCCGACCACGATCAACGTATTGATACCTTTTACCCTCCAGTTTTGAGTAGAGGCTTTGGGCTGTTTCAGTACTCATATATTTCAATCAAAAGGGGGAGTTCGTCTCATTAGCCGTCCTACTGGATGGGCTTTTTAGGATAGGTGATAAGGAGTGCTGTTTGATACGAACTCGAAAAAGATGGAGGGGAGGATGTTGAGTTAGTATAACAACTGTCAAGCGTTTTACAGCTTAAAGGCGTTGAAGCGAGGGCCACCCATACGGACAGCCCAGTACATTTTATTACGTCTCCACATCGGCACTCCACAGACAGCCATAGCTTCTCGGAACACCTTAGCAGCCATAATGGAATCAATAGGAGATTCGTCCTTGTAACCTAGTACGCAGTACCAATCATGGACGACGGCTGCCTCTAGGTATTTACCAAAGGGAGGATAGATCCCCCAGAGGAACTGAGGAACACTCGCTCCGTCGCTCTCGAACCCAGTGGGAACTACAATGACCTTACCTAGTAGGTCGGACTTGTAGTGCAGGGGTTTTTGAAGACGGCAG